ACCATTACCGCCAGATGGAAAGTCTTTGTCTAGCTGTATAGGACTTTTGTAGTCCAAAACTGTATTTGGTGAAGTGTTGAGTTTGACCTCTCTTACTTCCCTCAAATCTGTTGGTAAAGCTATGAACTCATCCCCTACAGTCAAAGTAGCATTTGCCCTTTTTTCCTGATCCCTTGTCTCCAACTCTCTAGACAATCTTGCCTCGGCCAATTGAATAAAGTTTGGTATCTGGTCTGTTAGATCAGTCCTTGCCAAGAAATTAGCAATTGCTGTCTTAAGTTCTGTATAGGTTGATATACTCATACGTTACCACCGCTAGTTCTGAAATATCTGTTATCAATGTCGTTTAACCATGCCTTCCACTTTTTCTGTGCCTCTGGATTATTATGTGGATCACCAAACCTTTTCATTAAATCCATGTAAACCATAGAAGGTATTTCAGCCACTTGTTGCCAGTGTTTTTGCGTATTGCCGATTAAACTGCCTTTTCTATATTCATTTCTTTTAGATTTATTTATATCCAGAACCTCATGAATATGTTGCTTTTCCTCAATGGTATAACCACCTTCTGGATTGTCATGCATCCATATTTCTTTTTGGCTGTATGGATTTTTTTCAATTAATCTTTTCATAAAAAACCTTTTGTTAGGGAGGCCGAAACCTCCCTATCTATTTGTGTTATTAAGATCCATTTAGACCGATCACTGAGGCATGAGCCTTCGGTGCTGTCGGCATATATGTCCACTCATAAACAATCTGGTGCTTGATTGAATCACCAGTTCTTGCTAACTCACTTTCAACAAAGTTTCTGCCATCAAGATTACCGATCATAATATGATCAGGATCAATGATGTGAACCTTGTTATTTGACATGAACCTGCTCATTGAAATTGATAACTGACCGAAATCATTCATCATCACTGAAACTGAACCAATAAATGATGGTGCAGTGTTTTGTGTGGTGTTGACCTGATTTGTTACCAAGTTTGTTCCTGCCTGAGAAAGATCACTTATGTTTGCCTTATTTGTGGCTGAACATAAAAGCATACGAGGATTACCTCCATCTTCCCATGCCTGTTGTGTAGCAGTATCAATCTTCGCTAATGTAAGTGGAGCATCGGTTCCAGTTAAATCAGCTACGTCACTTCCATCACCAGTTCCAAATGAAATGTCAGATGGACTTGCATCACCATTTGTTACAAATGTAATGAATGTTGCTGACTTTCTTGGGTCTGATGCTGACTTTGCTACGTTAAGATCAGTAATAATCTTCTCGACATCTCTTCTAAGTTCTAACATTATCTTCGCCTAACATCGCTAGTGTTAGACCGCCTTTTCAGACTGCTCATGCTTTCGTCATGAGATGAGACTATATCATAACCATTTAAGGTTCTATGTACTTCGGTATCGCTTGACACCTACTCCCAGTGGGATAGTCGTTGCACCTTCCTGATCAATCAGGCTTGGCTCAGAGTTACCATATTTTTCAACTTAGGCTTTCTCTGAATTCACATAGTTTTCTATCAAATCTTTCGATTTAAAAGGGGCTTAGTTTATAGATTTAACCCTTAAGAACTTTTTGATACGCAGTCTCCTTATCTCTACCTGCTTTATCAACAGCCTCTAATGTTCCAGAGATTTGGAAATCTTTGACTGAGATTTGAGTATTGTTAGTTAATCTTGTAGTCGCTGTTGGTGTTGCAAAACTTGCATCTGCACCTTCATTGACTGAGTTTTGATCTGCTGTGGCTAACTCTTGGACTTGCCATTCAGTTAGTGTACCCTTAACAGTTGTCTTTTTTGCTGTAGAGAAAAAAGGTGTCTCTGTAGTATCTAGTCTGTAGATAATATCAGATAGATCCTCTCTTTCACCAACAGCATTAGCTGTAGTAAATTGTGCCATTGTTAACTCCTATTGGCTATTTTTTTTGATTTAAAAGATATTCGACAGCATTGTCGAAATTGCTATTTTTCAAAAACTTGTCTCTTACCGCTTTGTTTTGGCTTGATACAATTTCTGACTTTGTTCTAGGAGTACCTGCCTTCACCATTTTTGGTGCCTGTTTAACCTTCTTTACTAAGTTAGGTTTTTTCTTCATAAGATTGTCGAACTTCATGGCCTTCCTCAATGTTACAATTGCTCTGTGATCAACAGCATTTGCTATTTCATCATCAGTGTAACCAATGACAGATTTGGCATATTCAATGACTTCCTTTCTCTCACTATTCATGACCTTCTCACTTTTCCACTCAGGGATTTTTTGCAACATATTGTCGTACTCATTCTTCATATGCTGATTAAACTTGATAACATTTTCTTCGTTTTCTCGTTTCGTGATTTGGTCTATCTCTGCTTGAACTTTTTTCCTCTGATCCTGTCTAATAGACCAATCAGTATAGATTGCGTTAAATTCTTCCTGAGATCTTGTTTTACGCAGTTCATCCCAGTTTGGTTCATCAACTTGTAATTGCTTATCAAGCTGTGCTAAACCTTGTTTAAACCTGTCTTGCAGTTGTTTCGTTTCGGCTTTTTCTGCCTCAAACGATTTACGATCTTGATGCAAGTTGTTTAACTCTCTGTGGAATTTCTTTTGTCTCATGTGACCATTCAAAGCCTCATCAAGGGTTACCTCTTCTTCTACACCATCAACTTTGATTTTATAGAGAGTAGGAGCCTCTTCCTCGACCTCTTCAGTATCACCTTCTTCAAAAGTTGTATCTTCCGCCTCATCGCCCTCATCGGCCTCTACCTCTTGACTTTCATCAATGGCTTCCTCTTGCTCTTCGGTTTCTGATACTTGAGCCTCTTCTACAGGCTCGGCCTCACCATCTGTAGGAGTTACCTTGTTCTCGGTTTCCAATGGTAATAACATTTCTTGTACTGCTGAATTTATATCCAGATTTTGATTTTCTTCACTCATAATTACCCCTAATTAAGTGTTGATTGTCTGCCAATTAATTCATTCAATTGGCTCTCGGCTAACCTTCCATTACCGCTAATGCCTGTCATGGCATCTTTAAGTGCCTGTAATGACTGGTATAAATAGTAAATTCTTTCTCTTTCTTCGCTATCCTTCATACTGGACATTTTCCACGCAGATAAAAATTGTTCCTCCAGATTTGCAAAAACCTCGGTAAACATTGGGTTTTTAATAATTGCATCAACCTGCTTGCCTTTATCAATCTGCTCTCTTAACCTACCCTCTTTTGACATTCAAGAACTCCTAAATGGTGTAAAACCAAGCAAGTTTGGTGGTTTCTTAAATATTGATGGTCTGGTTGCAAACCTGCTCATAAAGTTCTGGTTAGCCTGATTAAAATCAAATCCCTGAGGCACATTGCTAGGTGCTGTATTTAACAAAGAATAATTTCTTACAAACGCAGGTGCATTCATGTCTGGTGGATCTTTCGGTGTTCCTGCAACATCATCTGCCCTTGTCTTTAACCTGCAAGCCTGTAGATCATTATCAAATACATATCCATCAGGACATTGTTCTTTGCCTGTCATTGGATTTGTAGTTGGAGGTGTTGTCATAGGATTATCACCACCATCCATATAACTGAGATCTTCATTATATGGATTGTCATCTAGTCCAGTATATGTCGTAACATCAAACCCCAAAACATTATTTGTATCAAATGCTCCAGTTATATTTCCTCGACTATCCCTTGTGACTTCTGTGTATAAACCTCTTGCATCTCTGTCTTGCAAAATTGAATTAATTTTACCTCGCATATTAAAAGGATCATAACCAATAGGAGCCATCAATTCTAATTGTGGCACTTGATCTGGTGAATATGTAGTAGTTTGGCTAGTATTTGGATTAGTAATTGACATACTGCCACCTAGCATATCACCTGCACTTGATTGATCACCTGCTGTGCTTTGTGTGCTAGATGCACCGCCAATACCACCAAATGCATCAAGACCAATTGTATCAGCTAATCCAACCGCACCCACACTGGTTGGACTGATACCTTGAGCCACTGCCTGTGCCATTGCATTTTGTGCTTGATTATAACTTGCCTCAACACTTGGACTAGAAAACCCAATACTATCGTCTGGACTGCTTACATTAGTGCCACTTCCACCAAACGCACCTGTTGATTGATCGTCTGATCTTTCAGCTACTTCAATACTTTCGTCAGTATCAGTTGAACTATCGGTACTTTCGCCCATAGATATTCTCCTATGCTACTTTTTTACCTGACATGGCTGTGCCTACTTTTTTTCTTGCAGGTCTAAACCAATGCCCTTTTATATTTTCACCAAAATTTTCTTTTATGTATTGTCTCATGTTGCGGACTATTTGCCTTG